TCCGATCTCCGCTATTCAACGAGGAAATATTATGCGTATCATCAGTATATCTGCACGTGTTGTTACTTTAACAGGTAACGTTTTCACTACAGGTCGTCTCTCGAAACTTGCAAAAGAATTAGCTGGTGTTCTGGAACTACACCCAAATACTGTTCGCACCATTATTGGAATTTATTCCACTGATGGTAACGAAGAGATTTGTGGTCATTTCAGTTTATCACCTGCTGATTCTCGAGCTATTTGTGAGACAGTTGATTGGTTTCAGAATGGCAGTAATGCCCATATTGTAATCAATCTTAATACCGGTGATGCTGTGACATTTCAACGTCGATAGCAGAGCCGATCTCAAGGTTGAACCTAGTTCAACCTTCCTTCTACACAACTTCTAAGGCCTTCCACGTGAAAAACTTCAATAGAAATGGGTCATATCCTATGACCCGTACTGAGACGCTTAAATCGAGCGGGGTAAGTACTACTACTACCCTTTCGACTGCGGTTCAGTATGAAGTTGGTTCATTTTCGACTAACACTACGCAGAACATGGGCAACCATTGGTCCGGTACACCGTATTCATTTACGGTGCATCGTGTCGAAGGTATCCATGGTCGGTTTAGTGGCGAAAATAACCAATATACGTGGTCAGCTGAGGGAACTTTTGCACAAACAGCAAGCGATGCTAGCTTTTATCAAAGTAGTCTGGACGCTAACGCGACCCAGTGCTACAATGAAGCAGTTAGCAAAGTTTGGGAAGATGTGCGCGGTTCCGTTGATCTCAGTATAGATGCAGGCCAAATCCGGCAGACTCTCCAGATGATGCACCACCCGATGAACGGACTCCTTTCTCTTGCTAGGTTAGCAAGGAAGAGAGCTCGTAAACAGGGTGCTAAAAATCTGGCTAACATATGGCTCGAAATGCGCTATGGTTGGATGCCTTTACTTGGAGAAATCCATGAACTGGCAAAGAGACCCGGTCTCTCAGATAATGGGAGACGATATTTTAAAGGGAAGAACAAACGTAAGATGTCCAACACTCGTGAGAGTAATGCGACATACTTCGGCTATAATCAATCTACAAAGATTACAGTCGATTCTGAACATACTTGTTCAGTGTTTGTTGTACTTAACCTTTCTAATGCATCAAAAGTGCAGAAGTTGGCTAGGTACACTAGTCTTAACCCCGTAAGTATCGCTTGGGAGTTGCTACCATATTCTTTCGTGATAGATTGGCTTTATGACATCAGCGGTTATTTACGCTCGATGGAGTCGGCCATGCTTTACGGCAGTTTGGTAGAAGCGTCGTGGCGGTCTGACCTCGCCGTAGTGAAAACTACGGTTAGGGCAACCGGTTATACGGCTCCTCTCAACAAGGGGTCTACTAACTTAAAAGGAACCGAGCAATCGATCTCTTTTAACCGTTCGTCCGTTGTAGGAAGTCCAAAACCGACGAGTCCGATAACTTCGTTACCTACGGAGTTAAGCTGGAAACGTTGGACCTCAGCTGTCGCACTTCTATCACAATTACTTACTGGTTCTCCAGTTAGGAAAAGATAAGGTCGACAATCAACCCACACAGTGAGTAACTTTTATGGCAACTGCAGCAAGTATTGTACTAGCCGACGCACAGGCAACACCTGTGAATCATACTTTCATACCTATAGGTCGAGACGAGAAAAACGTCTTTTGGTTCAATGACCAGTCTCAATCCAACGAGATCGGTTATTGGAAAATTTCGGTTGAAATCATTAAACCGAAACCTGCCAAACCTGGTGAGTCGTCCGCCAGCCGTGTTACACGCGTCAAGGTGTCTCTACAAGAGCCAATTCTTGAAACGTTAAGTAGCAATGCTGCTGGATATACACCAGCGCCCACGATCGCTTATATCCCTCGGGCTGTGATGGAGTACGTTCTTCACGAACGCGCTTCATTACAGAACCGTAAGGATCTTCGCAAAATGGCGTATCTACTGCAAAACGATTATAATGTCGTCAATGTAGTAGAAACATTACAGTACCTTAACTCTTAATCAACCAAGCGGAGACACCGACATGCGCGAGCATATCGAGCTCCGAGTCTTTCGGAGCCTGGTGGTACATAGTAATGACGACATTTATCGTAATTCGGTGGTTGATCGTTCTTTTTATCGCCATTTCAGCGATGGAGAGAAACGATTCCGAACCCGATCTCACTCCTCCATGCGAGAATTTGCCACCAACTACCTCATTGGATCATTTCTGAAGAAATGGTCCGGTTGGGATGTTGATGGTAAGGACTTGAGGAGAGTGACACTGGACTCCTGGTTTAAAACAGAAGGCCATGTGCATGCCGTAAACCATCGGTTAGGGATGCTGAATAATGTCAATCTAACTCCAGATATTCTGGCGACTCGCCTCATTCCTGAGGCTAGACGTAAAATAGTTAGAATGATAGGAAACAGCCCCCCGAAGTCGTGGGTTTTGCGGTCGGATTGGCCAACAGGCGCTACCTTAGATACTAAGATGGCATCACTTGTTGGAGATAAGGTATGTAAATGTAATATCACATCCACTTCGTCAGCATATCCCTATGCTGCCTATCTGCTCGGTGACTTCTCACATGTGAATGTCAGAAGTAATCGTCAGGAAGTGGTGCCAAAGACCTATAAGGTCCAGCGGACTATCGCATGTGAACCAACAGTAAACGCCATGCTCCAAAAAGGAGTAGGGCGCACGCTGCGTTCTTTGCTATTGTCCCGCTGTGGTATTGACTTGCGCTTCCAGCAAGGTCTCAACCAGGATCTAGCCTATTTGGCTAGGGACTGTGGATTGAGTACCATTGATCTGGAAAGTGCTAGTGATACTATATCGGTAAAGCTAGTTCAATTGCTGCTCCCGCCTCAATGGTTTGAGCTTCTTGACGATTTGCGGAGTCATTCAACATATGTTGATGGACGCCGTATTATCTTAGAGAAGTTCGCATCAATGGGCAACGGGTACATCTTTGAGCTCGAAACCATACTGTTCCGTGCAATCGTTGAAGCGGTCTACTCCCTTTGTGGGGTGGAGGTCGATTCGACGGTCGCCGTTTTCGGTGATGATATCATCGTGAAACGGGAACTGTACAACGTTGTTGTTGCTGCTTTGAATTGGTGTGGGTTCCTAGTGAATCAGGAAAAATCCTTTAAAGAAGGAGATTTCTTTGAGTCATGTGGGAAACACTATTACCAAAACGAAGAAGTAACACCAGCCTTCCAAAAGAAGGTCGTTGGACGTAGTGCATTCGAGTTAATCGCTATGCATAATCGTCTGTTTCGTTGGGCACAACGCACGGGCTGTTTCCATGTTGTTAACGATGCTCTCCGATTAATTCTCGGAGAATATCGCGAACTTCATGGTCGGCAGCTACCAAGGCAACCTTCATGGAAAGAAGGTGACTTTGGTTTCGTTTCGGCTCGTTCTGGTTATAAGTTCGATCGCCACGGAGATATAATACTCTCCTTAGCGCTCGTTCGCAAAACCAAGACGAGACCGTTAGATAGGCACCATGATTTCTACATGGTGAACTATCTGCGTTGCGGGAATTCCTTCTATGCTGACCGTCACGGTCAGCTGACAGAAGAGATTTCCTCCGGCTTCTACACACTTAGAAAGAACTACAAAATGT